GTATTCGTTCCGTTTTTTATAAAAATATTATATTTATAATAAAGAGATACTATGGAATTATATTATAAAAACGCGGAACATATTTTAAGAATAAAACCTTTTAATGAATTTGAAAAGATAACGGATAATATCGTAGAGCAACTAAATAAAATTGTAATACAATTTACTAAACGTGAAATTCAAAACAAGGCATTACAGATTACATCATTAATTAAATATAATGTAGGTGATGACTGGGTAACGCTGATACATAATAGTAAACAATTTAAACGGGATAGTATAACGTTAAATAGTTATATTGGTAGGTATGGTGATGTAGTGGGCACACAATTACACACAGAACGTATTAATACATTTAAGAACTCGGTGAGTAAAAATACATATGTTAAGAAATACGGGAAACAAAAATGGCAAGAGTTATGTACATCAAAGGTTAGCTTTTCAGAGCAACGTTTTGTAGAAAAATACGGCGAGTTACTAGGTAAACAAAAATGGCAGGAAACATTAACAAAAAAACTAAACACACAAAGGGAAAACTTCAAGAATAAAAGATGGAAAAATGGCAGAACCTTAGAAGAATATCAGGAACGACATGGTATAGAAGATGGGTATAAACGATGGAATATTAGGAATAAACGCCAGAGCTATATGGTATCATTACAACGATACATTGATGAATTCGGTGAAGTTATCGGAACTAAAATGTGTCATAAATTAAAAAATAATACTTCATTGGATTCATTTGTTAATAGATATGGTGATGAAATTGGTAAAGAACGATATGAATTATTTTGTAAACGTCAATCGTACATAAACACATATCCATATTTTGTTGAACGGTATGGTAGCAAACTAGCACGTAATGAATATATTAAACGGATGGGTCCGTGGTTAAATTCCAAACCAGAGGTATATAGTAAAATATCACAAGAATTATTCTGGAACGTATCAGTTGCATTATCCGATGAACTCCAACAAAAAATTAAATTTGCAGAGTTAAACGAAGAATGTAAGTTTGTAACTAATATTGATTCATATATTCAAGTAGACTTCAAATGTGGTAATAAAATAATAGAATTTAACGGTGATTTTTGGCACGCAAATCCTAAACAATACAAAAAGAATGAAATATTAACACATCCAAATAATCATGTAATAGCAGAAGAGTTGTGGGACAATGATAAAAAACGAATAGATTGGTTGGAATCACATGGTTACGAAGTATTAATAATCTGGGAATCAGATTACAAAAAAGACAAAGAACAAATTATAAACATATGCATAAATTTTATAAATGAAACAACATAACTTAACCCCAAAAGACTTTATAATGGATGAAATTGTATCCATAGAGTTAATCGGTGAACGAGAAACAGTAGATATAACAGTAGAAGATACCCATATGTTTTACGCAAATGATGTATATACTCATAATTCGGCAATTGATTCAGAGGTAATCGAGGCTGATAAAATAGCAGATTCATATGCAAAAGTAATGAATGCCGACTTTATTATGAGTTGGAGTAGAAAAACAGCTGATAAGGTTAACAATACCGCGAGAGCTCACATTATGAAAAACAGATTTGGCCCCGATGGTATTACGTTTCCATGTAAAATGGATACAAATACTGGGTTTATTGAGATATATGATGGTAACACACCGGCCGGTATTCTATCATCAAAAGAGGCATCAAGTGGGAAACTCGTACAGAAAGAGTTACTGCACAAAAAATATTTAGACACAATGAGATAATTATGAAATACATGGGCAGCAAACGTAAGATTGCGAAATATATATTACCAATCGTATTACGTGAAAGAACTATTAATCAGTGGTATGTTGAACCATTTGTAGGTGGTTGTAATATGATTGATAAAGTTAAAGGTAATCGTATTGGTGCTGATCTAAATAAGTATGTGATTGCAATGTGGTCTGGATTACAGAACAACCACGAACGCCCTCATGTGATATCAAGGGAATTGTATTCAAAGGTAAAATTGGAATATGATAATGGAACTAGTATTGAGTATGATGATTTTATGAAAGGTTGGGTAGGATGGATGGGTTCATTTAATGGTAAGTTTTTTGATGGTGGTTATGGTGGTAAAACCTCTAAACGTGATTACATCAGCGAGCAAATACGGAATACTAAAAAACAAATACCTAAATTATTCGATACAAAATTTGTACATTCAAGTTATGAAAACTTGAATATACCAGATAATAGTATTATTTATTGTGATATACCATACAAGGACACAACAAACTATACAACATCTAAGGAATTTGATTATGATAAGTTTTGGGAATGGTGTAGAGTTATGAGTGATAAAGGCCATAAGGTTTTCATAAGTGAATATCAAGCACCTGTTGATTTTGTTTGTATATGGGAGAGAAATGTAACTAATTCAATGAGCACACGTATTACACATAGGCCAATTGAACGTTTATTTATATACAATAAACAAGCGAAACCTGAAAATAAATTTTGGTAACAATGATTGAATATAACATCTTAAATAAATTCATTGAATGTGATGAACTTGACGTGGAATATCGTAAGATAACTAATGATATATTAAGAGTTAAGGAAACAAAACATGCTTTACACGTAATATTTAAGTACTTCCGTAAACATGGATTTCCACACTATGATGTCCCTCATTATCAACGAGTTAAGGATATAAAATCGTTAATCAACTTTGATGAGAATACACTACTAATTGATAACAGACTAGAACAGACTATGCATGGTTTATCAACGGCCTGGTCGTACTTTCCGCATTGGGTGGATGTTCGGTGTGGATCAAGTAAAATGACACCAATAGAGTACTGGAATAGTGATGAAAAATTAAAAGAAATTATTAGAAAAACGTGGGTATGGCAACTGAAACATGGTAATGGAAAGTTCACACTAAACAGATTACGACAGAATTTTAAGATATATGGTGGAAACCAAACGGTGAGTAATTTTAGACCAACGGTTGCTAAATATCTATATAATACATATGGTAATAATGGTGTGATATATGACCCAAGTATGGGTTGGGGTGGACGATTACTAGGATTTTTATCAAGTAATTGTAAGACTTATATCGGTACTGATCCATCTACTAAAACATATGCTGGTCTTGTTAAACTCAACAAAGATTTGAATTTACACGATAAACACGTTGAATTTCACAACTTAGGTTCTGAGATATTTAAACCAAAACATGAAAGTGTTGATTTGATATTCACATCACCACCATATTTTGATACTGAGAAGTATTCAGATGAACCAACTCAATCATATTTGAAATATCCATCAGAGGATTTGTGGCTGAATGGGTTTTTAACAGATACAATTAATAATTGTTATCATGGATTACGTAAAGGTGGTCATATGATATTAAACATAGCAAATACTACGAAACATAAGAACATAGAAGAACAGACAAAAAAAATATCAGAAAATACTGGATTTAGACTAAAAGATACTATTTATCTAACACTATCTAGTGTTGCAGGTAAGGGAATAAAAACCGAACCAATATTCATTTTCATCAAAAATTAACAGTTAAAAGTACATACATTTTTAAATAAACAATAGTTATATTCACCAATAAGAAATTAATAGAAAATCAAGACGAAATTATGACACAAACATCAGAAGAATTATTTGAACAAATTAAGACATTATTTGATCAATTTGAAGTAGAACATAGTAAAACAACCAAAGCCTCAAATACAAAAGCACGTAAGGCTATTGGGGAATTGAAAAAACTAATAACGGACTACCGTAAAGCATCGGTAGCAGAATCTCGTTAAAAACATGTGGTTGTTTTTTGTACTTTCTTATATTTATAAGTATGAGAAAAGAAAAACAATTTCATTTCATATACAAGACCACAAATACAATAAGTGGAAAATATTATATAGGAATGCACAGTGCAGATGATTTAGATGATGGATATCTAGGTAGTGGTAGAAGATTACGATATTCATTAAATAAATACGGTAAAGAAAACCACAGTCGTGAAATCTTAGAATTCTGTAAAACCAGAGAAGAATTAAAATCACGTGAGGAGGAAATTGTAAATCTCAATGAAATTGCTAAAAAAGAATGTATGAATCTTAAAGTCGGTGGTGAAGGCCGCCGACCTGGAGAGTCGATATGTGATAGTACACGAAAAAAAATTAGTGTAGCAAATACAGGAAAACGTAGAAGTGATTCATATAAAAAACATATGAGTCAAATGATGAAAGGTAATACTAACTGTAAGGGTAATAAGTTATCAGATATACATAAACAAAAGATTGCAAAATCGGTAACTGGAGAGAAGAATGGAATGTATAATAAACATCATACAGATGAAAGTATTTATAAGATAAGACGTTCACTTGGACATACAGTTCACCAATATTCATTGAATGGACATTTTATAAAAAAATGGGATTCGGCAAATGAAGCTTATATAAACTTAGGGATTAGGTGCGACTCTATATTGGGGTGTTGCCAAAAAAAATATGGATACAAAACTGCCGGTGGATATCGTTGGGAGTATACGAAAAAGTAAATTAATCAAATAAAAAACAACTAATATAATATGAACACAACGAATCAATTAGATTTGGATAAAAGAATACTTAGTGATATTGTGGTACACACCAAATACGCTAGACATTTAGAGAAGGAAAATCGTAGGGAGAATTGGTTAGAAATTGTGACCCGAAATAAAGACATGCATGTGAGAAAATACCCAATGATAGCGGGTGAAATCGAAGATGTATATAATAAATTTGTATTAACTAAAAGAGTATTACCCTCAATGAGGTCAATGCAGTTTGGTGGACGACCTATTGAGATAAACAATTCAAGAATTTATAATTGTGCATTCCTACCAATAGATTCAATATACAGTTTTTCGGAAACTATGTTTCTTCTACTAGGTGGCACAGGAGTGGGTTATAGTGTACAAACACACCATATTGAAAACCTGCCTGAAATTCATAAACCTAATTATGATAGAAAACGAAAATATGTGATACAAGATAGTATTATAGGTTGGGCTGATGCTGTTAAGGTACTATTCAAATCATATACAGGTAAAATCAATTCACATATTCAATTTGATTATAGTGACATCCGAGAAAAGGGTGCATTATTAATCACGGCAGGTGGTAGAGCACCTGGTCCTGAACCACTTAGACTGGCTCTTACTAAATTAGAGGGTATGTTACGTGAAAAGGAAGATAACTCAAGTTTATCATCACTTGAAGCACATGACATTATGTGTCATATCGCTGATGCAGTTTTAGCAGGTGGTATTCGTAGGGCGGCAATGATAGCGTTGTTTAACCTAAATGATTCTGCTATGTTATCATGTAAGATTGGTGACTGGTACATTAGAAATCCACAACGTGGTAGAGCTAATAACAGTGCTGTAATACTTAGACATAAAATCACTAAATCTAAATTCCATCATTTGTGGGAGCGGATGAAAGCTAGTAAAGCAGGTGAACCTGGAATATACTTTACAAATGATATGGATTGGGGTACAAATCCTTGTGCTGAAATTTCATTAAGATCTAATCAATTTTGTAATCTTACCGAGATTAACATGAGTAGTGTGAATGGTCAAGAAGATTTTAATCAACGTGCAAAGGCAGCCGCTTTCATAGGTACATTACAAGGTGGTTATACTGATTTTCATTATCTACGTGATGTATGGGCTAGAACTACTGAAAAGGATGCCCTACTAGGTGTTAGTATGACAGGTATTGCATCAAAGGGTAATTTATTATTAGATTATAGTTCAGCAACTCACGTTGTAAATGATGAAAACAAACGTGTTGCTGAGATAATTGGTATAAACCCAGCGGCAAGAACAACATCAGTAAAACCTGCAGGGTGTCAAATACCGTCTACTAAAATACGAACAACTGATGGTGATATGAGTTTATATGATATTTTTAAGAAAAATGGTATAGAACTTAATGATAAACTCAATGAGTACCGAGAATGGTATGATGTGAATACTGATATTAAAGTGTATGATGATAACGGAAACGAAAACTCCATTACAAAATTATTCATCAATGGTACAGAAGAAACAGTTAAATTTACAATGGAAGATGGTAGTATAATTGAATGTACACCACATCATAAATTTATGATGTCAGACGGCACTTGGAAACAAGCAATTGATATAACAGAGGATGATGATTGGCATTCTAATAAAGATGAACTAAAAAATAAGTTAAAGGAACAGATACAATGAAATTCAAGAAAAAAGAAATAACACAATCGTTCACAGTAGACATTGAGGTAGAAAATAAACCGATGTATCAAATGTCAAATGGGACTCTTTCACATAATACAACAAGTTTAGTGTTGGGTACAAGTAGTGGAATACATGCGTGGCACAATAACTACTATATAAGACGAATGAGAATTGGTAAAGATGAATCAATTTATCCATATCTAAAGAAAAGACATCCAAAATTAATTGAGGATGAGTTTTTCAGACCAGAACAACAATCGGTAATATCAGTACCACAACAAGCACCAAAGGGAGCGATAACAAGACACGAATCACCGATAGATTTATTGGAACGTGTTAAGTTTATATCCGAAAATTGGATACATAATGGATACCGAAAAGGACAAAATCACCATAATGTATCATGTACAGTTTCGGTAAAAGATAATGAATGGGATTTGGTACGTGATTGGATGTGGCGAGAAAAACGACATTATAACGGTATATCCGTAATTCCTTTCGATGGTGGTACGTATAAACAAATGCCGTTTGAAGACATTACTAAAAAAGAATACGAAGAATTATACTCACAACTTAAAAGTATCGACTTAACCAAAGTAGTGGAAGCAGAAGATACAACTGAGTTATCAGCCGAACTTGCATGTAGTGGGGCTTCATGTGCGTTGGAATAGTTTAGAATTAATATAAACAAAACAGGAGTAAAGCTTCAAAATTAATTATGAGTGACCAAACTGTACGAGATAGGATATCATCATCATTAAAGAAAACAATAAACACACCAGAGAATTTAAAAAAATGGAGTGACTGTAAAAAAGGATCAAACAATGGTAGATGGTTGGGAAGTATTGAGGTTATTGATTTAGAAGGAACAAGTACAGTTTATGAATCAGCCGTTGAAGTTTCTAACAAACTTGGAGTTGCACCACAACGGGTGAGAGAACATTGTAAAAATGATACACATTACGTTAGAGGCCCATATAAAGAATGGACATTTAAATTTTGTGAGATTACATAAAAAATATTATCATGAGTGATAATAGGTTACGTGGTGAAAACCACCCGAATGCCAAATTAACAGATAATCAAGTTATAGAGATTAAGAAACTAATAAAACAAGGATTCTCTAAACGATTAATCGCACGCAACTACAAAATAAGTACGTGGAACGTGGATTATATTGCCAAAGAATTTATTTGGAAACACTTAAAATAAGTCACTTTTTATTAGGAAGTCTCGAAAAAAAGTCGTACTTTAGTAGTATAAATTGATAATAAAACTTAAAACTTAAAACTATAAAGTATGAATGATGTATATGTGTTACCAATCGGTGTAATTAATATCCCATCAGGGAAGACCCAATATGATTGGGGTATTTATGATAATTTCCCAACCACAACATCTGTATTTCTTACAGATGAAAATATGTTACTATACGCACAAAGTGGAACATTCAAAGTAGGTGATGTAATTACGAATCTACGTGGTAATGATTCTCGTAGAGTATTGAAACGTAATGTTAAAATACTTGCAACTTCATTGGTAATCAAAGAGGATGTGATGGCAATGTTGAAAAAACATGGTTACGATTACACACCACTTAGACCATTTCAGAAAAGAACTAGTGGTAACAGGAAGTTAAAAACTTCGTATTCAGTAAAATAATTTAATATTTCCTTTTGTCAAATTGTTAATAACTTTTCACAAAAAGACTTGTGTATGTCAAATAATTGCTGTACTTTAGTAGTAGATATTGAAAGTAAAACTTAAAATGAGTAAATTTAAACCAAATACAAAACAATCTACGTTGTTTTCATTGAAACGATTGTGGGTATATGGTGTGTTGATATATCATCCAGTTAAAAAAACATGGATGTTGGCTAAAGCACCTGGTCAAACTTTTCAACTCACACGTGAAGATGCTATTAAATACGCCATCAACAATACCGCCGGTAAATTAAGAGGGGTACTTACAGAGAAAAATATAATTTTTTGTGTGGATATGACCGACCAAGCTAAGAAAGTTGGTATGCTTCATGAGAATTCTAAGTTTGATGATTTTATTAGGCCACATTTTCCTAATTGGAACGGCGTTATTACAAATAAATTCGGTGGTTCTTCACAAGAACTATTAGAATTTGATGCAAGTGAAATTGATGAGGATGAGATAAAAAAACAATTATTGGAAACAATAACTAGATTATCTAATCAAGAATTAATCAAACCATCGGTGATATACACCGCAAGACCTTATTTAAGACCACTTTTGAGTGATGACTTTATGTCAGATAAAGGATTAATTGGTGGGTGTCCTGGTTCCGGTAAAGAAACATCAACACTTACTACTATAATACATTTTCACGATAGGTGGTGGGGAACTAAGTTTAACGAAACTAAATTGCACGTTGCAGTTGCAACTGTTCCTTCAACTACGATGGAACTTATTAAAGAGTTATCATCTGTCAGAGGTATGGTGAATGAACTTAATTTCTATGATTATTTTAGAATTAAACCATATATGGTACGTGATTACGAAAAAAGTTATTATCCAATATTAAACACCGAACAAAGAGTTTGGTTTAGACAGAATGTTACTGTTGTGGATGATGTATTGGATATTCCAACATATCACCCAAAAGAGGTTGTACCTGTATTGTTTGGTAGTTTTCATGATATTGGTATGGCTAATAAACACGACAAGATCACTAAACTTAAACCCAAATATAGAGGTTTGGAATCTAGGATTGGAATTCTATCTATTGGTGAGGCTCACAAGTTTTTATCTAGGTCAGATAACAAAATGTGGTCACATATTAATTCACTAAAAAGAGAATTTTTGATATTAATTACAGGAACACCGTATGATTATATTTTTAATGAGGAAGAGCAACTTTATTTTAAACCAGAGGAACGTGTATTGTTCACTTGGTTAGATTTGATTAGAGAGAAATATAAAAATCCAAATGGCCCGTTTGGAAAGTATCCTGATACTAATTACTATGGGTTACCAAATCTAAAAGATGTAATTGATGAATTAAAACGTAATGTTAAGTGGGAATCCGACATGAACTTACTTACTTATAGAAAACTATTCACAACATTCGATGACAACGGTGAATTTACTTATAAAGATGGTATACTATTCTTGTTCAAAAGATTGTTTGGACGAAATGTAGATACATTCTCAAACCAAGAGGAGGGCCTTAGTATAAACGCAGCTCCCAAACTATGTGATTTGGCTAAACGTCATATCATTATAGCACTTCCATCCGGACAGAATGGCCACGGCGTTGGTGAGTATGTTCCTAAATTAAAGAAGATTCTTGAGGATAGTGGAATATTATCGGAATACAAATTAATAGAGGTTTACGAAGATGGCGACGTTGGTGATATTAATAAGTTAGTTGACAGTAATGAGTCAAAAACAATTACACTAACTTGTACAAAATATTTAACTGGAACTAATATTCCAGCATGGGGTTCTGTTGTATTCCTAAAACCAATCGGCGACTCAGTTAAATTATTCGAGCAAATAATTGGTAGGGTGAAACGACCATTTGATGGTAAATCTAATTGTGGTATTTTCATTGGAAATATTGATGAAGTCATGAATATCGAGGTTTCCATAGCCGAGAAAATTTCCATGATGAATGGTGAATCAACATCGTTCAAGGAAATCGCCATTAGTGTCTTAGATTGTTATAATATCTTTGTGGGTAAAAATGGCAAATGGGAAGAAATTGATTTTCCTGATATGCCCTCTATTCTAGAGGAGTTATCTGTAAAAGGAAATTACGGTGTTTCTGGTTGTATACGAGAGTTAAAAACACCATATGGTTTTGATGATATGTTTAAGACTATTAAACGTGGTAAGGAAAAGATTGATATTGTTGATAATGGTGGTACAAAAGCCAAAGATATAAACAAACGAACACTAGCAAAACAACTTAGACTATTTACAGAGGAACTAAATAAACAAAAAGATAAAGATACATGGTATAGAAACATGGTAAAAAAACATCTTGCAAAAGTGAGATTACTATGTTACACCAATGAGATTAATACTTTACAAGAGGCAGTATCTGTTATTGAAAACGCGGTACAAAACCCACGAAACACAGAAAATAAGCTTATTCTTGACCAGATTGGGAAGGGTGTTCAATGGATACCACATTATATGTTAGATGGTACACAAGTTGACATAAGTTATATTAACAGGTGGATACATAAAATTAACTCAGATAATTTATCATTGGATGGTGTTATTGAGTTATTGGCATCTAAGGAATTACAAGAGGAGGATACAGCATATTATCCAACACCATTACGGTTATTTGATGAAATGATTGAAAAGTTCATTGAAATAAACAGAATTGAAAATCCAATGGTCTTGGATCCTGTTGGTGGTCGTGGGACATCATTGATATCGTTCATTAGAACTTATGAACGAATGGGAATGGAACTTGACACATCTAATATATATTATTGTGATATTAATCCAATCTGGGTTAAGATTTTCAAGAAACTTAATAACGAGTATAGTCTTGGTATTCCAGATGAAAATATATTTTGTGGTGATGTGTTGAATCCATCCAACAAACTAAAAAAACTACTAGATATGAAAGAATTCGATGTAATAATAGGTAATCCACCATATAAGAATGGATTACATATTGATATTTTTAATACAGCATTTGATTATTTGAAACCAAACGGTGACATAATTTATGTACAACCAAGTACACCATTCATTAACAGAAAACCAACAAATGAAAATTCTAAAACCAAACAAATTAAAGAAATAATATTAGATTATAAAACTAAATTAACGTTAATTGATGGAAATGAAATTTTCAATGCTGGATTTTTCACCCCACTTTCGATTACACATGTTACGAAAACAAAAGATAAAAATATAGAAGTTATTTATTCTCACATTGATGATACTAATGTTGAAATTAAAACATATAATACATTAGATGATATCTTTATACATGGAAATGATATTGTAATACGTATTAAAGATAAAATATTTTCAAAAATGAATACAACGTTGGAAAATTACAATGCACGAAATAGTGATTATAAAAAATATAAATTTTATGTACATTTACCATCCATCTCAGGACATATTCCAAATCACGGAAAATTAAATCCAGACTTCTTTCAGTTATTATATAAAGATGACGAGAATAAATTTGATGATGTGTTTGGTGATTTCTTTGAACGGGGATATAATTACATTGGTGTATCAAATAAAACAGAAGGTCGAAATTTATTCGAATATGTAAAAACTAAATTTGCCAGATTTTGCGTTTCATTATATAAAATAAATGGTAATTTACACAGAGGGGAGTTAAACTCAGTACCTTATTTAGATTTTTCACAAAAATGGACAGATGGGAAATTATATGAACATTTTAATTTAACAGTTGAAGAAACTGAATTCATAGAAACATATATTCAAAATTGGTATGAACGTGATTTTAGATAAATATATAAATCACACTCGTAATTTCGATTACATGAGTGGTGTAGAACGTGATGATCTCCGAGTAAAAGAAACCGCCGAAGTTTTTACACCCACATCGTTGGTACAAGAAATGTTAAATAAGTTACCAGAATTCACATTCATAGATAAAACAAAAACATTCCTAGACCCAAGTTGTGGTGATGGTCAATTCTTATCAGAAGTGGTAATACGAAAAATGGAACGTAGTAAATGTTCATTGGAACAAGCACTTTCAACCACATATGGGGTAGAATTAATGGAAGATAATGTAAAGCTATGCAAGGAACGATTACAAGGACCACATCCAACACAAGAGATATTAGATATCTTGGATAAAAACATAGTATGTGCAGATGCACTCACATACCACTACCGGTTTGATGGGTCATCACCAGAAACGACAGAAACGGAAAATACTTTAAATAGATTTATATAAATAATTAGGTTATTACAGATAAATTTCGTATCTTTACAAGATAAAATAAAACAATGGCTAAATACACAGAACAACAATTACAGCAAAATTATGCTGATTTCATAGAATTTCTTAAAAAGGCATTCTCAGGAGATAGATTAGATAAACTATTACACATGTATTCCGAAAAGGAACTTGGGATAAATGCATTGATATCACCCGCAAGTGGTAACATTGATTATCATAATTCCTATGATGGTGGTTATCTTGACCACATTATGAATGTTGCTAAGAATGGTATGAAAATGATGAAAATGTACCAAGACAGTGGTGGTATAATTAATTTCACACAAGAAGAATTACTATTCTCAGCAATACACCATGATTTAGGTAAACTTGGTGATGTTGGTAAAATACACTTTTTACCAAATGAATCGGAATGGCATATAAAGAATCAAGGTAAACTATATGTACCAAATCCAGCGTTATCATATATAACCGTAACTGATCGTACTTTTTTACTATTGAATCGGTATGGAATCAAATATTCTGAAACTGAATTTTTCGGTATCAAATTGGCTGATGGTATGTATGAGGACGAAAACGCACGTTATCTAAGAGCTTATAATGTAACACAACACAGACGAACAAATATTCCTTATATAATTCATTGGGCTGACCACATGAGTACATGTATCGAACGTGATACCGTAAGACCAAAATAATATGTGTGGTATAATTGGTGGTAATGGATACAACGTAGATACAATTCAAGGTGGTTTACGTAAAATAATACATCGTGGTAGGGATAACTCTGCTTACGATAATGTGGATGAATTCTATTTTGGACACAACCGATTATCAATACAAGATTTATCAACTGATGCACACCAACCATTTTGGGATATAGATCACATGGTTTGTATAACATATAATGGTGAATTGTGGGGAAGTGAATTTACTAAGGAATTAAAGGATAAGATTACAATACCATTCAGAACGACTTCAGATACCGAAATTATACTGAATGGGTATTTACAATTTGGTGTAGATGTATTTCGTGAGTTAGACGGTATGTTTTCATTTGCAATTATAGATACACGAATTGATACATGTTTCTTAGTTAGGGATTACATTGGTGAAGTACCGTTTTGGTATGCACTTAATAGTGATTCTAATTTGGTATTTTGTTCTGAAAAGAAAGGTTTACCAATTAACGAGTTGTATGAAAAACAAGTTAAAACGGTGCCACCTGGAACATATATCGAATACAATTACAAAACTAAGATACACAAACAACATACATATTATGAGTTATCAACTGATATCATAAACGATGATAGAGAAACCATAGTAAAGAAAATTAGAGAATCGTTAGAAGAGGCGGTGCGAGTTAAGATGATATCTGACGTACCCATTTGTACACTTTTAAGTGGTGGCATAGATAGTGTGATAATCACATACTTACTTTCAAAGATATACCCACAGATAGAAGCTTTTGTGGTTACAACAGATGGTGGTACTGATATAGAGTTTGCAAGAATAGCCGCTAAGGAATTTGGTATCAAACTACATGAGGTTTATTTATCAAGTGAAGAAATTGAAAGTATGATAGATAGTACATTGTATGTTACCGAAATGGCCAAATGGCAAAACGTTGGTAGTGCATTAGCTACTAGAAAACTCGGTGAAGCTATTGATGAACAAGGATTTAAGGTAGTATTTAGTGGTGATTTATCAGATGAAATATGGGGTAGTTATGGACACATTACTAGGTGGGCATATACCGAAGAGGATTATGATAAAGCTCGTAGGAAATTAATACGTGATGTACATAAAGGAAATTTCGTATCACAAAATACAAGTATTATGCACGGTGGTACGGTTGAAATACGTACACCGTATAGTTGGCGACCATTTGTAGAATACTCATTAAACATACCACCATTGTACCAAACTGAAAATAGTAGAATGAAACCACTATTGAGGGATGCATTCAAAGGTGAGATAAGTGATGAACTATTATATAGAAAAAAGATATGGTTTGCTCAAGGAGCTGGTATATCTGATATTATAGAGAAACAAAAACACACGTTAAAACAAAGATTATCTGATAAATTTCAGTATAAGAACACATTGGTACTAAATAAATTCTTTGGATAATGTTGAATGTGATACACATAGAGGAAGAGGGTGAAGAAATGGATAAAGTCATTGAGGATTCAATGGCAATTATCAATCTATATCCAGAGATATTTCCACATATGTATAAACAGGGATTCAGATTAGTTAAGAGAATTAAGAAAGGAAACTTGGTATTACAAGATGGTGTGGTAATTACATTTCATCAATATAAAGGTAGTACACCAATAACTCGTAATTCACGTAGTAAAGCAAAACCAAAGGCATTTATAATACACCAAATAGCATCAGATCAGAAAATAAAAGGTGCAACTAAAAAGGTACTAGATGAATTTGTAACATATTGTAAATCAAAAGGAGCACCGAATATCATATTAACAGTACGTTCATTCAATAGTAGAGCAAGAATATTCTACGAACGATATGGATTTAAATTTGTTGAAGAAACTCATTGGACATCTAAAGCGGATGGGATTATTCCAGGTGTTGTGTACAAATATCAGTTAGAAAAAATAAACAATGAAAAGTTTTTCAGTTTCGATTAGGAAATATGGAATATTTTTCATATATTTGCATCATAACTTTTTAAAATAAAATATGGCTAAATTAACATATGTGTATTGTAAAGTTGTAGCTTCGAAGTATAACACTCGAACTGAATTTCATTTGAATGGACATGCTTCAGTATGGATGAAAATTAAAAAAAATAAATGGGATGAGTTAATATCACATATTCCATTGTTAATTAAATGGACATATGATAGATGTAAGGAAGAAGTTAGTAAAATGACACATCTATCTGAATTACAAGGCCATTCAGCTTGTAATGCTATGAAACGAAACGGTTGGTTTGATGAGTTAACGGTACACCTAAAACGACAACTTCATAGACCATATACAATTGATGAGGTACAAGTAGCCGCAGCTAAATATAATAGACGAGTTGATTTTCAGAGACAATCTAATGGTGAGTATTGTGCCGCTAAACGGTTGGGTGTATTTGATGAGGTTTGTAAACACATGAACCGTTCCGCTCATTTACCGGCGTATACCCGTGATGAATGTATTGAATCTGCTAGAAAGTATAAAAACCAACGTGATTGGAAATTAGGTGACAGTGGTACATATTATACTGCATCTAGATCACGTAAAAAACTAGAACCATTTTTCGATGAGTGTATTGAACATATGGATTATATTTTTAAACCCAATGGGTATTGGACTAAGGAACGGTGTAGGGTAATTGCTAACAAATATACAACGTTTGTGGACTTTAGAAACAGCGAAGATGCATCCGTATATAATATAATAAAGAATAATGATTGGTGGGATGAATTATGTAGTCACATGAGTAGTGCCAAAATACCAAACGGGTATTATAGATTAAACCATGATAGATGTCTTACTGAAGCATCTAAATATAAAACACGTAGTGAGTTAATGAATGTTTGTAGTGGTGTGTATCGCGCAATACTTGACAATAAATGGCAATCATCTTGTTTTAAACACATGGTTAGAACAATGACCATGAAACATCGACATATATATGCGTGTGAGTTTGAGAGCAGTAAGACTGTATATGTGGGTTTATCATGTGAGGTGGAACGTAGGAAACGATCACACATGGGATTAGAACGTAATAAACATGGAGTAAGTAAATCTACTGTGTATAATTATATGATAAAAAACAATGAGACATTTACGTTTAAGATATTAACACGTAGACCGGTATTAGAGAAAAACGCAGGTGATAGAGAACAATTTTACATGGATAAGTATAAGAGTAACGGATGGGTGTTGTTAAACAAAGCACCTGCTGGTAGTTTGGGTGGAATGCGAACGAAATGGACACGTGATGTACTTTTTAAAATAAAAAATGAATGTACTACTCGTGAGGAATATTATAAAAAAGTACCACCTCATGCTAGAACGGTAGCTATAGAATCTGGTTGGTGGCCTGATATTATGGATGGTTTAGTGAAGACAACACGATTTCCAGGTGAATGGAATGAAATGGATTGTATAGTAGAGGCTAAAAAATATAAAAATAGGAGTGAGTTACAATGTAATTGTAGTGGCGCGTATAAATTTGCAAAACGTACAGGCTTATTAAAAACATTATTTCCAACACAAAACAAAAACATAAAAAGTGAAAAGTTTTTCCAATTTAATTAGGAATTGTGATGGATTTTTCGTACTTTTAATATATAATACATGGACATACAAGAATATTTCAATCAGTTCAAAGACATGAAGCCTTACTTCTTCATAAATGAAGATCAGTGGACTCACGTCAAAGAAACGTATCCGAAGCAAGAGGTTAGGGAAATACTAGCTGAAATTCTAATGGCATATCCCATACCATATGCGGATATCATCGAACAAGATGCTTATAAAGATTTTATGCGGCTCAAAACGGTGCGTTGGAATGAAATATTAAAAGAAGGTGAATGGTTTCCACGTAAGGCCTCCGAGTCTCGGTATCCGTACATATATAAAGACAAACAATTATATTTTAGTAGATTAAACACAGGTAACTCATCATCTAACTACTTCCAACAGAAAAATAGGTGGTCAGTTGATGGCTCAGTTTCACCAGGCCCTCAAAGGACATGGGGAGATAAGAAATTTATGATCTCGTTAATGGGATCGGCGTATTCACTCAAATTACCACAATTGGGTAAGAGTGAGTTACGTACCATGATTGGATTACGCAAGTATATATGCGCCCAATTCAAACCAAATGTTGCCAAGATATTCTATGAAATGTTCAAGGCTAAAACCGTATTGGATTTTTCAATGGGATGGGGTGATAGATTGGCAGGTTTTTATGCATCGGATTGTACCGAACATTACGTAGGTTTAGATCCACGTAAAGAGAATCATCCTATATACGAACAACAAAAGGAATTCTATGAGAAACATTTGGGGTTCTTTGAAAATGATAAAACATCAGAATTTCATATATCACCCTCAGAGGACTTTGATTTCAGTAAATGGAATGAATACTTTGACGTTGTATTTACATCACCACCATACTTTTCAGTAGAACGGTATTCGTATGATGATACACAGAGTTGGGTACGATACAAGAATATAGATGATTGGAATACCAATTTCCTACACAAGACTCTTGAAAAGATTATACCAACTGTTAAAAAAGGTGGTATCATTGCAATTAACATAGCTGATGTATATACAAACGCAAAGTGGTCAACTGATAGGTCGTGGTTAGAAATATGTAACCCAATGAATGATTATTTAACATCAAAGGGATTAACATATGAGGGTTGTATAGGACAGGCCATGGCACGTAGACCAAATTCCGGTGGAGCCGGAACTGCTAAAGATACCGAACAATATAGTGAAGAACGAATACAAGAATCAGAAGAGTCAAAAGACAAGTTGTTTTCTGAACCTATTTGGATTTTTTCTAAATAACAATTAAACAAAGGTTTTTTATAAAAGTTTTATATTTATATATAGATGGGACGAAACAAGAAGTATCATACCGATGAAGAAAAGAAAGCTGCTAATAGAGCAGACTGGAAACGTTGGTATAACAAAAACAAAGACAAGCATAATACCCGTCAGATGGAGGCTTATTATGAAAAACGAATTAAAGAAATGGAAGAGAAATTGTCCAACTTGCGGGAAAGTGATTAACTACACTCGTGAAAGAAATTGGCAATATGCAAATAAAACTAAGACAAATTGTCAGTCATGTGCAAATACAGGACGAACTCATACCGAAGAAACTAAAAAACATAAAACAATGGACGAAAAAGAACAAATACTAGAAATACTTGCCGAAGCTAACGCATATGGTCTACGAAATGAGGTAGAACAAACGGCATGGAAAATCATAAATGAAGGTTCAACTACTACATTGGTAGAAGCATATGAAATGGCATTTAATGAATGGGTAAAGTAATATGAACGAAGAATACACATTCTTTTGGAACGGCCCTTTTTCACAATGGTATCCAACAGAATTCACAGTTGATGGTGTTACGTACACCTGTGCTGAACAATACATGATGCACCAAAAAGCAATAACATTTGGTGATTTAGAGACATCACAAAAGATTATGGAAACATCATCACCTCATTCTCAAAAGAAATTGGGGAGATCGGTACGAAATTTTGATGCAATTATGTGGGATGGAATATCATATGATATTGTAAAACGTGGTAACGTTGCAAAATTCGAACAAAATCCTATACTGATGACAGAGTTAATGGAAACCTACCCAACTACATTAGTAGAGGCTTCGCCATATGACTCAATATGGGGCATCGGAATGGGTGTAAATGAAGCTAAGAAAACACCGAAATCAGAATGGAAAGGTGAAAATCGGTTAGGAAACGTATTAACAGAGGTACGGAATCAATTAAGAGATAGATAGTATGAAATCAAAATCAAGTGTTAAATTAACAGAAAAGGCCTCATATGAAATGGGGTTACCGACTGATGCTGTATATGTAATTGATGATATTCTTGAAGATAAAGTTGATTATCCAATAGTATTACGTGTAGATGAAAAGAAATAACGAATTTACTGAAATGTGAATTCATAATAATAAACGAATAAATGTATCGCAATTGCTATTACCAAAAAGAACGTAACCGTGTACATGTCTGGGATGACGAACGGGGTTACATAACAATGCCATACACTAAGTATGCATATGAACCTGCTGAGAATGGTCAGTATACATCATTGTATGGTGACAAGTTATCTAAAATATATAAGTTTAAAAAAGGACAAGAGGGTTTATTTGAATCCGATGTACCTGAGACAACACGGGTATTAGTAGATATGTACACCGATAGTGATGAGGTATCTACGGGTATTGTAGTAATGCCATTTGATATTGAGGTCGAAACCGAAACGGGTGCACCTAATGTTAAAACAGCTGAAAACGAAATTACTGCTATAAGTTTACATGATAGTGCAACTGATCAATATTGGGTATTGGTACTCAATAAAGATGGTACGATGCAAGAACGAACAACACCAGAAGCCATTGTACTACCATTTCAGACTGAACATGAATTACTCATGAAATTCTTAGAAATTTATGAGGGAATACACCCAGATATAGTTACAGGTTGGAATATTGATTACTTTGATATACCATACATATATAATCGGTTAAAACGTGTTCTTGGTGATGTATATGCTAATAGATTATCACCAATCGGCGAGATGTTTTATTCAGATTACCGAGATAGGTGGTTCATTGCTGGTGTAAGTTGTTTAGACTACATGGTAATGTACAAGAAATTCACATTTGGTGAACTACCTAATTACAGATTAGATACAGTTGCTAGATTAGAACTTGGTGAGGGTAAAATTGAACATCAAGGTAACTTGGATGAGTTATTTAGAACTAATCTTGATAAATTTATCGAGTATAGTTTAGTAGATACCAAATTGATTATTAAGTTTGAGAAAAAATTAGAGTTCATTGAATTAGCACGTGGTATTTGTCACGCAGGCCACGTGCCATATGAGGATATAGTATATTCATCTAAATACTTAGAGGGTGCATTATTAACGTATCTAAAACAACGTGGTATAGTTGCTCCGAATAAAAAACCAAAAACAAAATTGGTTATCAAAAAGGGTATATCGGGTGAATCACGTATATACGTAAGGGGTTCATTGGCTGAAATACCAAATACTGGTACACTAAAGATAAATAAATCAAAATCAAGTAAAATACTAATACCATATATAGGCATTAACCGTGAACAGGGATATTTTGAAACGGCAAAACCACTTCCAGAAACATTAGATAAAGAGTGGGGTGTTGTTATTGATTTAATGGGTGCTTATGTAAAAGACCCAATTACAGGTAGATACGAATGGATATATGATTTGGATTTAACATCACTATATCCAATGATTATTATCACATTGAATATTTCACCTGAAACAAAATTGGCGAAAATAAATAATCATGACTGGGACATTCTGAAACTTAAGAGTGGTGAGTATAATGAACCAATATCAATTGCAGTTGGCCCAAACGATAACAAAGAAATATCAGCTGATGATGTTAGGAAATTATTAGATAGTGGTAGAGTCACAATATCAGCTAATAATGTGTTATATAAATCTGTAAAAGAACAAAAAGTTGGAAAAATTATATATGATAATGACACTAAATAAAATATTTTTATATTTATAGTCATACTAATTATATGAAATATGAAACAATATGAAATTAAATGTTCGTCATGTGGTAAATCACGTGAGTTTACGGAGAGTAGTTATTACGAAGCTAAACGATTAGATAAGACTGTATGTAGGTCATGTGCACAAAAACAAAGACCCAACCGGGTGTCTAAATATAATGATAAAATCAAACATGGTGATGTTTTTAGAAAATGGACGGTAATAGGTGATGTAATAAAAGATGGCGGTTTGATAAAATGTGAATGTGAATGTGGTTATATATCAACAGTTAAAATAAATAGATTGTTAAATGGTACAACAAATGGTTGCCGAAAATGTACGGTTGTTGGTAGTGGTAGTGGGAACTGGCGCGGGCACGGTGAAATACCAGCTACAGTCATCACTAAGATAAAAAATAGAGCACATAAACGGGGTTATGAATATAACGTAGATGGTCATTATCTAATGGAACTGTATAAAATACAAGGTAAAAAATGTGCATTAACTGGTATAGATATAGATTTTATTCCACGGGATGGGTATAATATCGCAAATGGTCATATGAGTGCATCTCTTGATAGAATAGATTCATCACGTGGCTATATCAAAGGAAATGTACAATGGGTGTATACGAAAATTAATATGATGAAACAAGCGTACACTCAACGAGAATTTATAGAATTATGTAAGAGCGTAGTAGATTATGATAAAAATAGAGTTATATAATAAAATTTTAGAATTTGACAACCGTGAATCAATGTTGGAACATTTAACCCGATATGAGTTGAAATTAAACGATAATGGTGATATTATAAAAACAGAAGACATAGGTTGTATTCCAGGTATATTGAACATTTGGTTCGATAAACGTGTTGAGTATAAAGGTTTAATGAAAAAATACGGTATAGCAAATGATACCGACAAATACAATTATTATAACAAACGCCAACACGTACAAAAGATACTACTTAACAGTTTATATGGTGTACTTGGATTGCCTGGTTGGAGATTCTACGATGTGGATAACGCCGGTGCAACGACTGGGTCAGGACAACTTATTATAAAGTCTACAGCTGATATGGGTAACACTAAGTATAATAATGAAATAAACTCACCACATAGAGTTCAAGTTGAATTAGAAGATAATACGATTAAGCAATACAAATTAACTGAATACATAAAGGTAGTACGAAATGGTGAATTAGCTGAAATAATGGCAAAAGATTTAGTAATGACAGATGAATTAAGTTAAGCATGAAAACATTTAAGATAGAAAAACTTGATAAGGGTGTAACCGGGTTACACTTAACGAAATTAACGAGAAAGTAACAGGATATTACGAGATAGTATAATAATATGAAATCAAAAGAAAACATGTATGATGATAAGTACCGATTGTACAAGTGGCAGGGATTCGATTCACTTCCACGAGAAGCGGTATTAGAGTTAATGGATGATTATATAAATGAACACCTTAGTTACACATGTGAAGATGGTACAAAGTGGGGAATTGGCAATTGGTGTGTGATGTGCACTCAATCTAAAAAATGTTCATTTTTTAATGAAGAAAAGAAACGAATTGATTTAGAATTACAACTAGATGCATTAAAAACATGATTTGATGAACGATATCACTTACATATCAAACAACAAACTAAAGATTTAGAAAGACAACAAAAAATAATGGAAATACTTAATTGTAAATTTATACGATTAAGTGATAAAAATGTAGATACAATTTATGAAGATTAAAAACATACAAAAAATAGAAGTCGATGTAGATACAATATGGATTAATTCTAAATTATCTAAAAGTGAATGTAAAACTTAATTATATGATATTTATACATAGATACATTAACGTATCAATGTAAAGGATATAATATGAGTAAAGGAAGTGCAAGGACATTAAAATATTGGTTAGATAAAGGTTATAAAGGTGAAGAAGCTGAGCGAATGAGGTTAAGTAGAATACCAGGAACATTAGAGTATTTTATGATATTCAAAAAAATGAATGAAGATGATGCTAAGAAAGCTAAAGAACAATATCACGGTAAACGAAAAAATACATACGAGAATTTTATTAAAAAACATGGTGAAATTGAGGGTGAAATAAAATGGCAACTTTACAAGGATAGGCAAGCATATAGTAATTCATTTGAGTATAAACTTGATAAATATGGTTGGAATTTAGATCAGTATAATGAATATAATAAGAACCGAAATAAAATAATAACAAATATAAACGAGAATTGGATATCCGATTCGGAATTGGATAGGATTAAATTACGATTCAAAAACCGACAAAAGTTATATGGTTGGCCCGATGAATGGTTGAAATTATACATAGAGGCTGATGATAAAATGGTAGGACAATTTAATCATCAATTAAATAAAGCGTATTATGATGGTTGGGTTAATCAATTTGGCAAACGTAAAGCCGATGAAATGGAACAAAAATATCATGATAATCGTTCTAACGCTAAACTCGGTGAAAAGAATGGGTGTTATGGCAGACCACGACCAGCGAGTGAAATAAAACAAATCTCAGATTCAGTTATTAAGTATATGAAATTGATGGTAAAATCAAATAAAGTATTTTCACCAGCATACAATATAAATTCAATACCAATAATAGAACAATATGGTAAAGATAATGGGTATAATTTTCAACACGCTGAGAATGGTGGCGAATATTCACCACCAAATACAAGTTTTTTTGTAGATGCATATGATACAGAAAAAAATGTAGTGTTGGAATATGATGAACGATATCACACAAGACCAGGTGTATCAGAGCATGATAAAATTAGACAAGATATTATTGGTAAACTATTAAAATGTAAGTTTATTCGTATAAATCACAAAAATGAAATAACAGAATATGATTATAAAGAAGATTGAACGAGTTGAGGTGCCAGTTGAAAAACTGGAACAGTCAGACTGGAACATTTACATTGATACAGATTCAGTATTTTTTAGTGCTGTTTCAATGTTAAACTATCGCCGGCCAACTTGGGAAAATAATGACCAAGAAACAATCGCTAAGTTCGTAGATGAGATTGCTGGTGAAATGCAAGATTATCTAAATGATTTCTATGATATGTTAGCACCTAGTGTGTTTAACGTTTCCAAAGATAATCACCGTTTGGAGATTAAAAAGGAATATATTGCTAAAGCTGGTATTTGGATTGCTAAGAAACGTTACGCCCAATGGATTATTTTGGATAAGGGTGTACCAGTTGATAAACTAGATGTAAAAGGATTGGACGTGGTTAGATCATCATTTCCCGAATCATTTGCAAACCTAATGAAAACGGTACTCATTGATATATTACGTGGTAAAACACAAAATGAATTACGTGATCTAATAATGGATTTCAAACATAATATGAACCAACTTAATATAGCCGAAATATCAAAGAATTCAGCTATTAAAGGACTTAAAAAATATATGGTTACGGATGGTACGTTATTTAGATATAAAAAGGGAACACCCGCTCACGTTAAAGCCGCTATAACATATAATGATATGTTGAAACACTTTAAAACACCATATAAATATGCACCTGTTAGGGATACTGATAAGATTAAATGGGCATATATGAGAAACAATCCATTTGGAGTCTCGGCGGTTGGATTTACGGGATATAACGATCCCGATGAAATAACTGAATTTATCAAAACGTATATTGATTACGATAAGATATTTGAACGTGAATTACTCAAAAAATTACAAGATTTTTACTCGGTTCTCGGATGGGGACAAGTGGTAAATGAAGCCAAGGCTGCATCCGTATTTTTTGACTTTGGTGAAGATTAACATTTATTTAACATATAATTACTTTACTTTTTTTACTTTACTTATATTTATATACAATGGGAAGAACTAAGAAATACGAAACTGATGAAGAACGATTAATAGCTAATCGTGAAAAGTCTCTTAGGTACTACCATAAGAACAAAGAAAATATAAATAAACAAAAAATGGTAGAATATTATGAACGACAAATCAGAGAAATGGAAGAAAAATTGTCCGAGTTGTGGAAATGAACAAATTTATAAAAATAAAATTAGGATATGTAAAATAAATTTCGTATCTTTGTATAACAAATAAAACTATAATAAAAACAAACATGGAAAAAACAAAATTGATAAAGTTTGTCAGCAAATACCATTTGTCCGGACTTATTGAAAGCGTAAAATGGGAATCAGACTCTTCAACATTAAAAACATCATTTATATCAGATGATAAATCCGTATTAGGTGTGGTTCAAATGAAAGAGTTTGAAAGTGATCCTATCACTTATGGTATATATGATACAAGTAAATTGGTAAAAATGTTATCGGTACTTGGTGAGGATGTTACATTGACATTGAATAAAGTTGAGGATAAATTGGTATCTCTTAAATTCAATGACAAATCATCAACAATCAATTATATGTTATCTGATTTATCAGTAATACCAACTGTTCCGGATTTGAAAAAGTTACCTGAATTTAATGTACAAATTAAATTAGATGACAAGTTTATTAACAAATTCATTCGTGCAAAATCGGCTTTATCTGATGAAGATAACTTTACCTTTATGGTTAAAGATGGTGTTGCTAAGATTATCTTAGGATACGCTTCGATTAACAGTAACCGTATTTCAATTGAGGTTGATGCATCTGTAACAGAGGATGTTGACCCAATTTCATTTTCAGCTACATACTTGAAAGAGATTCTTGTTGCTAACAAAGATGCCACAAATGCGGTGTTGGATATCTCAACACAGGGATTAGCGGCTATTCACTTTGATATTGATAATTACACATCAGATTATTACTTGGTACAGATAAGTAACTAAAGATAACGTAGTTATGGAATTCTGGAAAGGTAGTGATTCAAAATACGATAAACGTGTATTGATAATACCGAACTATACGTATTTTGGTAAAAATAAAGACATCAATTCGGATTCGTTTGTTTTGGTAATGAAATCATTTCTGAATAATACAGAAAATGAACATTACCATTTCACGATACCGTATCCTGATGGTTATATACCTGCTGATTTTATAAAATACCCAAACGTTACTTTGGTAAACATGGGTAAAATCAGTACATTTCCACCCGTAATGCGAACCCAATTTCCTTCGAATTTCTTTAAATCTAAAGTAGATTGGGATAGTACCGATATTGTTTGGTCGCATTTACCAGAATGGACAAATCAGGCATTGATACTAAGACGTTATAGTAAGATGGGACAACGTATCATTGGATATTGTCATTGGTGGGAAATCCCCGAAAACGGTGGATACCAATATAACAGTTTTACAGCCAATGTAACAGGAATGTTACAAATGGAAGAGTGTGGGGTTAACTCGGATTGGGTAAAACGTATGGTTATTAAAAGAGCTGGTGATTATTTCAATCAAAACGTATTGGATAAGTTAGATAAAATCATACAGCCGTGGTATTTAGGAACGGAATCATTTACAACTGGAACGGTTGAACCTAAAACAATTCTATTTAATCACCGTGCAAATCCATACACAGGAGCTGAATGGTTCTTTAAGGAAATTGATAAGTTGTGGAAAATACGACAAGATTTCAAAGTCTTAACCTCAATTTCAGACGTGGATAGATCGTATGTTCAATCAATACGAGCCATTGATAGGAATCAATACTTAAAAAATGTTGCATCTGCTGATATTGGTGTGGGTTGTTTCCGAACATATTCAGCTTGGAGTATGAGTGCAACTGATGGATTGAGTGTAGGTGTACCGTACATTTTACCACGTGGATTATGTTATGAAGAAATGGTTGGGGATGATTATCCACTATTTTATGATACTAAAAAGGAATTTGTTAAAATTCTAGTAGATTACTTAGATGGGAAAATAGAACGACCAAATACAAAAAAGATTACTGAGAGATTATATTGGAAGAATTCATTAAAAGATTGGAAAGTACTATAATATGAAGTTTTGGGATATCGGTATAGATAGAAGCAAATTCGATCTCGAATTAGAGAAAAAACTATTGCTGGAGAACATGGACTATTTAAGTTCCATGTCAGTAGAAGAACAGACATTATACAAAAAATGGGTTGAATTACAAGAACCTAGTATGATACGCCGTAAATCTACAATAGCTGGGTTTTATGATTGGCAATGGAAACCCACCGATATAACTAACAAAGAACTTACCATTAGTGAGATAAATGAGTTAGACCCATATGTGAGAATCGTAGAGAATTCAGACGAAATGATGAAATGGACTCATATTCGAAAAATGATTCACACCATGAGTTGGTCAGCTAATCCAGGTAGAAACGTAAAGGTGTATGTTATTGATAGAACTAGTGGAAAGTTACTAGGCCAAATATCATTAGCATCTGATGTTACAAGTATAAAGGTACGTGATAATTATATCGGTTGGAAAAAGGAAGATAAATTTGAAAAAGGTAAACTGAATAATACCACAATTGCCTCGACCATTGTATGTACACAACCATTGGGATTTAATTTTCTCGGAGGAAAGTTAATAGCAGCAATGACAACAACACCCGCAATCAGAGATTATTGGAAACAAAAGTATGATAACGTTCTGATAGGTGTTACAACTACATCATTATATGGTGTTCATTCTCAATATAATGGGTTACCACATTTCAAAACACTTGGTGAATCAACAGGCCAAACGGCAACAAAACCAGATGATGATGTGTATATCCCGTGGTCTCATTGGTTGAAAACAAATCACCCTGAACAATTTGAGGATGCCATTAGTAGAACGGGCCCCAAACAGAATGTTATAAATTGTATTCTTAAACATATTGGGGTGAGTGCAAAAACATATCATCATGGATTTAAACGTGGTGTTTATTTGGCTCAAATGTATGACAATGGTAATGAATTTCTACGTTCAGAGATTGAAGAATCAGATTTGGTAATGAAGAAAAAGTTTGTTGAGGGTGTTGATTATATTAATAGGTGGTGGAAACCTAAGGCTATCAGACGATACGAAAAACTATATGATGAAAATAGACTGAAACCAGAGGATTTGTATTATATTGATGGTATAGGTTGCTCGTGGGATTCATTCAAATATCAATATCTCAAAGATGTAGGTAGATAATTTAGATTAAATACAAACTACTAATTATCAAACCGTTTAACGGTGGGGAATTTTACATAGAAGAACTTGGTTATTGGGTAGATGGGTACAGTAAAGAAAAAAACATTGTAATTGAGTATTATGAAAAAAATCACAAATACAGTTTAGAACGTGATATAATGAGAGAAAATGAAATAACCGATTTACTGAAATGTAAATTTGTAATAATAAACGAATGAATTATTTTCACGAGAGATCGAAGTTTGAAGAATTAGAATCTAATATTGAATATTATCAATTATTAAAGATGTCTGATGACGAATTTACGAATTGGGCACGATTACTACGAAAGGAAATCACTCACCAATGGGATGTTAATTCCACACCACCTGTTATTGGTAGAGATCGAAATGATATTATAACCTCTTTGAAAAAACTAAAGGGTAACAGTTGTGATTTCTTAAAGACAGATTTATCAGATGATACCGAATCGTTGGGAATTATACAGAATTTCAATAAAGATGCATCAGTTGTAAATCAGTTTTTTCCTACTATGTTGAAAACTAAGATATCAAGTGGAAAATCATCTGATAATGGAATTTCAATATATGACCATTTCGGTGATCCTGATATGGAAGAAAAGTTCATTAGGATAATGAAACGAGCAGTTAAACGAGACTCTATGTATTCATGGTCACGTTCGGTTGTTACGAAACCAGATGAAAACCCATTTTGGAATGGACAGACTGGATTTGAGTTGATTAAAGATATCCACAATGGAAACGTATTTAGAGGTGAATATTCTAACTATGATATATCAATATCTAAAGTAAAGGAATCAACCTTAGAAAATTATGGAACAGTTAATGACCAGTTTTTGGAATTTAATAATCTATATTGTACATATGAAGAAATAAAACAATGTTTAGAAAATGGGTGGTTAAAATCACATCAAGTATCTAATATTGATAAATTAGAATCGGAATCGGAGTCACAATCGGGTAATGTTACGAAATACTCATATCAGATTCGTTGGTATGATAAATCAACACAGATTTTTCCGAAGATATTTAGTGTGTTTAGATTAAGTTGTGGACAACCTGCTGTGAATTTCCCAGCATTAACTGCAAAGTATCTATATGAAACATATACATCACATATTAAACAAAGTGAACCATTAAACATATATGATTCATCAAGTGGTTGGGGTGGTAGAATACTCGGTGCAATGAGCTCACGTAAGAAATTTCATTACATTGGTACTGATCCAAACCCTGATAACTTTATACCAAGTCTTGGTATATCACGGTATGAGTACATGGCTGATTTTTACAACAAAAATTGTGTAGATGATTTTTCGGATACATTTGGTAAGTTCTTTGAGATTACTAGAACTTCAAATACATTTGAATTATTCCACAATGGTTCAGAGTTAATACAACATAATCCAGAGTTTCAAAAGTACAAAGGAACGTTGGATATAGCATTCACAAGTCCACCTTACTTTAATAGGGAACGGTACGGTGACAAAGGAACAGGCCAATCATGGGATGAGTATTCAGATTACGATAACTGGAGAGATAATTTCTTAGAACCAACATTGGTTACTATATTCGAATACTTGAAACATGATAGGTATATACTTTGGAACATAGCTTCAATAAAAATTGGAACTGATAAATATATTGATCTGGAAGGGGATTCGGTTAAAATATTAAAGGAGCTTGGTTGTGTATATAAAGGTAAGCTTAAGCTTCTTATGACCAGAATGGTAGGATTAGATTCAGCATCAGACGGTGTGAAGAATAAAGTATATCACAAGGGTAGTTGGAGTAAATATGAACCAATATTTGTGTTCTGGAAGCCTTAGTGAGAATCACTATAAATTATCAATTATCACACTATTTCTATCATACTGTTATATTTATATATAGATGGGAAGAAAAAAGAAATATCAAACTAAAGAAGAATTGAAAGTTGCAAAGGCTACTCAATGGAAACGTTATTATGAACGTAATAAAAAGAAAATAAACGCCCATCGTATGGAGAAATACTATGAGCAAAAGAATAGTAGTTAATTGTGAATATTGTGGCAAAGAGAGGGAAATTTATTAAAATAAAAATAAAATCATGGAAAACAAATCAAAACAAACAGAAAGAATCGCAACAAAGATTCAAGAATCATTGCAACTATGGGAAACCATTGGTGGTAATGTAGAAAACAAACAGGAATATGAAATTAAACAATTTCCTAAAATGTATCACCCAACAGAAGACTTAATAAAAATTCCAATTTATACCGGTGGTGCCAAAATAGTTATTACTATTGAAAAAGTATACCCATATACTATAGAAAATACAGAAGATAAAATTTATACTAATTCGGAAGGTGAATTAAAAGAAATCAATTCAGATACTGATGGTATAGAACAGCTATTTGTAGAAATGTCTGCTCAACAAGTATATGATAAATACATTAAACCTCTAAAAGATAACTCAAACTATAAACTACCAGAAAATGGTGCTATGTTGTTTTATGCCAAAAAACATCCTGAAGGATATGATATAGATAAAATAACATTTACTTCATTAGATGAAGATTATTGTGTTTCATTAATTGAATCTATAATGGATTCTGAAGAATTTGCCGGTTGGCCGTTTGGTAGATAATCACACTCAACGAAGAGAAACATGGGAAGAAAATAGAAAGAAATGGTAAATGAAAAAATCTAAACGAATATTATGAGAAGTTCCATACCAGTAATATAAAAAAGGATATGAATAGACAACAGGAAATAACGAATTTACTGAAATGTAAATTTATAATAATAGAAGAATGAAACCCGAAATAGCACTAACGTATGATGATATATCGTTGGTACCTGAATTTTCAAATATCAAAAGTAGAAAAGATGTTTCATTACGAACGTTGGTAAGTAGAAGATATGGTATTATAATACCAATAGTTGCTTCACCAATGGATACTATATGTGATTTAGAAATGGCTTGGAAGTTATATAAACTAGGCGGGGTGGGTGTTATACATAGATTCATGACCATATCAGATCAAATTACAATGGTACGTGAACTATACACTAGGATATACAAAACCAAAGATGGTGAACGAGAATTAGAAGATTGGGGTTTTATGTATGATGACTGGCATTCAGAAATTAAACAACCACCAATAATGGCCGCTATTGGTGTTCGAACAAGTGATAGAAAACGAGCACAACATTTAGTTGAAGCTGGTGCAAACATTCTTGTAATTGATGTGGCACATGGTCACCACCAAAAAGTCATTGACATGGTTAGGTGGTGCAAATTGAATTTAAAAGATACGGTTGATATTATAGCAGGTAACATTGCTACCGCCGACGCGGCAGAAGAATTGGAACAAGCGGGTGTAGATGGGTTACGTATAAATGTAGGAAATGGGTGTTTTACACCTGATATGAAAGTACTGACTAAAAATGGGTTAAAGTGTATTGAAGATGTAAAAATTGGTGATATGGTATATACTCATACGGGTCAATTACAAAAAGTTGTAAATAAATTTGAATATGATCGTGATGAAGAAATAATGGAAATTAATGGTATTGAGTGCACTAAAAATCACGAATTTTATGTAGTTCATAGTAAATTTGAAAATATAATTACTAATGAAAATGTCCACGAATATGCAAAATGGATTGAAGCATCGGAATTATCTAACGAATATTTTTTGTTGGAAATTTAATTTTCTTACGAAAATTAAATAATATTCAACACGGTAAAATTAAAAAGGATATAGAAAAAACCAAATGGGCATTAGATCGTGGATTTACACTCATTCGCATATGGGAACATGAAATAAAAAATGGTACTTATAAGGAGAAATTAAAAGAAATTTTATGAAATTAAGAAAAATTGAAAATATAACAAAAAAACATTATAAAGGAGTAGTGTATGATTTAACGGTTGAAAACGACCATTCATATAACATTAATGGTACAATTGTACACAATTCATTATGTAGTACACGAATTCAAACTGGATTTGGTGTACCAAGTGTAACGAGTTTAATAAATATTAGCCAAGTTGCAACTGTACCGATAATAGCTGATGGTGGTATACGTAATAGTGGTGACATATCAAAGGCATTAGCTTTAGGAGCGGATTGTGTAATGGTGGGTTCACTATTAGCTGGTACTGATGAATCACCAGGCTTGGTTATAGAAACTAAACAAGGGTTATACAAACGATACAGAGGTTCAGCATCACTTGAAGCAAAACAAGATAATGGTGGAATTGTTAGTAATGTAGAGGGTGAGTCAGCAATGATACCATATAAAGGTGGAGTTAAATTTATTATCAATGGGTTGGTAGATGGAATACGTTCAGCATTATCATATGGTGGTGCACGAAATCTAACAGAATATCGGCCTGAATATATACGGGTAACAAACGCAGGGATTGTGGAAGCCGCTCCTCACCTCTTAAGATAAATCTAAATTACTAATTATCAAATGTTTTTTATCAATGGGACGAAAGAAGAAATATAACACCGAAGAAGAAAAGAAAGCAGCAAATAATGCTGATTGGAAAAGGTTAACCCCTGAACAGTTAAAAGAATATGAAAACCAACCTTTAACTGAGGAAGATATAATAGAAATGGAAAAGAGAGGATTTAAAATTCCTGAAGCTTTGAAGTTAACTTGTAAATTTCAAATGGGGAGGGATAATATATCATTAAAAGATGAACTATTATTTCAGTTTTTCCTAGAAAATAAATATAAAGAGAATTTTGAAGAATTGGTTAAAGATATGTTAAAATTTTCAATAAAGGTTGAAGCTTATGAACAAGCTGCAAAATTAAGAGATTATCTAAATAAACAAATAAATAATAAAATTAAAAAATATGAAAAAAATAAAGTATAGACCATTAGGTGATCGGGTATTGGTAAAACCACTTACAACCGAAGAAAGAAACAAAAGTGGTATAATTATAACGGATTCAATAGAACGTGGCGAGTTTGTATATGGGAATGTGATATCAATAGGTCATGGTATCTATACACAAAACGGCCATTTGATACCAATGTCAGTATCACCGAACCAAACTGTAATGTACAGACAAGATATGGCAGGTGATAAAATCAAATTTGGTGATGATGAATATATACTATTCAGAGATTCAGATTTATTAATGGTGAGGATATAAGATATGGAACTATATAACTACAAAGCTCATATCATAAAAGTATATGATGGTGATACTGTAACAGCACTTATTGATCTTGGGTGTAATGTGAAGATAACAGAAAAGATTAGGTTGGCTGGTGTAGATACACCAGAACTACGTGGTGAAGAACGTGAAAGTGGACTCATTAGCCGTGATTGGTTACGCGAAAAGATATTGAATAAAGATGTGTTATTACACACTAATAAAGATAAAAAAGGTAAATATGGTAGGTATATCGGTACAATCTTTTTAGATGGTGATGATGTGAGTATCAATGAACAAATTATAAACGAAGGATTAGGTAAATTATATTAAGAATATGGACTTTTTCAAGGAACAAAAAGTAGATAACCAAGAAGCAAACACGCTTTGGTGTGAGCGGCACAGACCCCAGACGTTAGATGATTATATTGGAAATGATCATTTAAAAGAAAAAGTAGCCGATTATATTGAGTTTAATGATATACCTCACTTATTGCTGTTTGGACGGCCGGGAACGGGAAAAACCACATTGGCCAAAATTCTTAGTAATACACTTAATTGCGATAGTATTATAATTAATGCTTCAGATGAACGTGGTATTGATATCATACGAAATAAAATTAAAGGATTTGCTTCCACAATTGGATTCAAGAGTTTAAAGATCATAGTATTGGATGAGGCTGATTATTTAACACCAGAAGCACAGGCTAGTTTACGTAATGTAATGGAAGTATTTTCACGTCATTGTAGGTTCATTCTTACATGTAATTACGTGGAACGGATAATACCAGCTATTCAAAGTAGGTGTCAAACTTTTCAAGTGATACCACCAACTAAGAAAGATGTTGCGGTAAAAATAAGTCAAATATTAACGGCTGAAAATGTAACGTATGACTTACCTGATATAGTACCGATTATTGATTCAATGTATCCAGATATACGTAAGATTATCAATACTTGTCAACTTAACTCATCAAAGGGTAAATTAAAAGTAGACGTGGCTAGTATCATAGATTCAGATATTAAGGTAAAACTCGTACAGATTTTATCATCTGATATGGATTCACGAAATGCGTATGTGAATTCACGGCAATTAATCGCGGATTCAAGGATGAAAGATTTCTCGGAATTATATACATTCTTGTATGAGAAGGTGGATACGTATTCTAACAACAACACATCAGCGGTAATATTAATATTAGCAGAATCACAACATAAAGATGCGCTGAGCGTGGATAAAGAAATCCCGTTTATGGCCTGTTTGATATCAATACTTGGTGTAATTAAGTAACTTTTCTTTATTTTCTTATGAGAGAATTAAACATACATCAGATAAGTTCAGTATGTAAAGGTAAACAAAAATCAGCAGGTGGGTTCACTTGGAAATATAAAAATAAATAAAATAAAATAAAATGGGAAAAACAGTAGATATGGGTGGTAATCCACTCAAAGAACAACAACCACAACAACCGAAATTTAATATAACAGATTCAGTAGAAATGAAATGTGCTGAATGTGGGAACACTATATTCGTACCAGGTGTTAAATTTAGAAAAATATCCAAATTACTAACAGGACAACCAGCAGATATGATAATACCAATTGAGGTGCATTTGTGCGGAAACTGCGGAGAAATTAATAGTGAATTATATATAGAGGTATTAAAACAATTGGGTATCTAAAATATTCAGGGTGGAAATTTTATTTAAAAAAACATAATGGCAAAGAAAAAAACAGATACGGGTGTTGTTAAAACACCGACACTTTTTGATCATATTAAACAAATAACTAATGTTCAAAATCCAGACTATTGGAGTACGTTAGATGATGCCGGTAAACGTTCGTGGTCAAATTACATGATACATAGATTTTTATCAATGCAACCTGATTGGGTAGACCTTATAGCAGAGTTACAACCATATACACAGGCATTAGAACCAGAGGTACTATATAAGGTGTACATTGGATTGATACCAAAAGGTCGGTATTATTTAAAATATGTTAAGGGTAAAGGTGATTCAAGATATGAATCATGGTTAATAGATTTGATTAAAGTGGATTACCAATGTTCAATCAAAGAAGCCACCGATTACGTGGAAATATTATATGCAACACTTGAAGGACGTGAACACATAAAATATGTATGTGATAAATATGGAACTGACCCTAAAATGATTACGAAATTAAAGCTACGGATTAAGTGATTTCTAGTTTAGAAAAAATAATAAGTTATGGCAAGAGTAAGTTACTCACAATATTCTACGTGGCATGGTTGTCCACAACAATACAAATTACAATACATAGATAAGCTTGGTGAATCAGGTAGTAATGTGCATTTTGTCTTCGGAGTTGCACTTCACGAAACGGTTCAACATTTTCTGAGCGTAATGTACGGTGTATCTAAGAAACAGGCACTAGAAATTGATATGACTAAATTACTACAGAATAATCTAATAAAGGAATTTACAGAGGTTCGTAAGAAACAAAAAGGTGTTGATCCATGTACACAAGAAGAACTTGAAGAGGCGTTTGGTGATGGTAGATTGGCATTAAAACAATTTACTAGTAAGTTAACCAAGTACTATTCTAAATCAGGATTTAAGTTATTGGGTATGGAATTACCACTTAATGCCAAGGTACGAGATAATGTACATTTTATTGGTTTTATAGATGTGATATTACAAGATATTTCATCAGATGAAATTATCATAATTGATATCAAAACATCAACCAAAGGTTGGAACAAGTGGCAAAAGAACGATAAGACAAAAACATCACAGTTATTATTGTACAAAAAGTTTTATTCAGAAAAATACAACGTTTCAATGGATAAAATTAGGGTGGAGTATCACATTTTCAAACGAAAGATAGATGAGGCCGCACAATATCCAGCACCAAGAATAAGTAAATTTGTACCTGCTAACGGTAAACCATCAATAAATATGGCATGGAAAGGATTCATGAATTTCGTAGATACAGTATTCGATGAGGATGGTGAAAGACGTACTAATATAGAATATCGAACCAATGTTACGAAACTTTGTGACTGGTGTGAGTTCAAAAGTAGAAAGATTTGTAAGGATTTCATTTAATTAGAATCACTATAAATTACCATTTATCATAGTGTTTTTATCATAGTGTTATATTTATATACGATGGGAAGAAAGAAAAAGTATACTGATGAAGAATTAAAAGAAGCTCAACGAGAGTGGAATCGACTTTATTATGAAAAGAATAAAGAAAAAATAAACGCCCATCGTATGGAGAAATACTATGAGCAAAAAAACAAAGAAACGTAATCACTATGTGTATCGCATTGATGACCCTGTAACTGGTGAATTTTATCTAGGTAGTAGAACATGTAAATGTAATATAACTGACGATGGTTATATGGGTAGTTATAAATCGTGGAAACCAGAGGATAAATCAAGATTAATAAAAACCATATTAAAATCAAATTTTAGAAAACGTGAAACAGCTATTGTGTACGAAGCTAAACTTATAAAAGAAAATATTAAGAATGAATTAAACAGAAATAATCACATTCCGACCGTAGGTTTTTGTGGAGTTGGGAAGAAACACCCTTTATATGGTAAACATCATTCGGATGAAACAAAACGTAAAATGTCTTTAAAACATAAAAATAAAACGTTAAGTGAATCACATAAGAAACAAATAGGGATATCAGGTACAGGTAGGTACATTGGCCCAATGAGTGAAGAAAATAAACGGAAAATAGGGGATGCTAACAGAGGAATACCACAGAAAAAGTTAACCTGTCCACATTGTGGAAAAGTGGGTGGTACTTGTATGAATAGATGGCACTTTGATAATTGTAAAGATTTTAAGTAGAGAATATTATGAAAAAACTAAAAATAGGAGATCAATATATAGTACCAAGTGGAACTAGGTTATGGTTTATTGATTTACAACAATCATTAATTACAACAAAAAAATATGTAATAGAGGTTACACATACTGTAACAACTGATGATACTACATTTTTTGGTGATCTATATGAGGTTACATTTGAGGGAATGCAATTACCAGGATTACGAAAATTAAGTCACGGTGAAACTAGTGTTAATTTAGAAATGGTTGAACCAATGGGAGATATACTAACACCAAAAGACTTATCATTTAGATATAATCGAAATAATGATAGCATATAGAATTTGTGAACGTAATGACGGTAAATTACATACGTTATTTCATGCCTTAAACGGTACACGGGAATTACCAATGAATGAGTGGTTAACCGCTGATATCAAAGAGGTATGTGATGGTAGTAGAAAGACATCAAAAATGTACACATCGGGGTTTCACGTACTAAGAGATATAGATGATTGTAGAAAATTCGTAAAGAAATTTAGAAGAGAACGCGACCTCGTACTAGTTGAATGTGAGGTGACTGGTATCCGAGATAAAGCACATAGTACATCAAATGTACTAGTAACCGATAGGATGAAACTCACCAAAGTAGTAGAAAAACTACATTTTACCTAATATTTTACCAATAGAATGTGATTTAAGAAGACAATCAGAAATAATAGAGTTATTGGGGTGTGAATTTATAATCATAAAAGAATAATTTCATTTTCATTT